AAACAGTTGATAGTTGGTCTTTGGAGATATTGACGAGTGCCTGTTCTTGGTTTATTTGCGTCCTCAACGTATCCGCATAGGTTGCATTGCCTTGCCGAATGGCCTCTTCAAGAGCTGCACGTTTTTCAGCAAGTTGAGCCTCAGGAAGGCTGATCTCCTGATAAAAACGACGTGCCTGTTCAAGACGTAATTGCTCTTGTTCGTAACCAAGACGAGCGGCAGGAGAGGTGGCCAATCCTCCGCGCATACCAGCAATTTCAGTAGCAAATCCAATTCGACGTTCGAATCGTTGACCACGATTTTGAACTTGATTGATTTGTTGTTCTAACCGAAGTTGCAATTCTGCTTCTTGGCGTTGAAGACGACGTTGTTGTTGCTGTCTGATTAACAGCTCTTGCTGCCTTCCGTAAATTGCAGCAGTTTCACGAACAGTGCCATTTATTTTGGCTTCAATCATTGCGGCTTGATATTTTTGATCAAAAACCGCCAACTCTCTTTGCTCGATAGCTTTCAGTTCGGTGACACGTTGCTTTGCATTCTGGAGTTCGGTTCGCGAATAATCAGCAATTTCTCTTTCAATTTGCAGGACTTGATCGCCAACTTGCAGATATTCCAGGTATGCATCAGCCTGTCGCTTTTGCAGCCTTAAGCGTTCATCAGCAGCTTGCTTGGCTTCACGTGCAGCACGTTCAGCATCACGTTGGTTTTCCTCTTGAACCTGCCGGTCTATTTCAGTAATGCGCTTTTGATATTCAAGATTTATCTCGCGAACACGAAGTATTTTTAATTCTTTGCTAATTTCACCCGCTTTTTGCTGCCTGATTATTTCGTTATATGCAACAATTTTTTCACTTAAAGCAACTTGTTTTTGAGTGATTGAATATTGTTGTGAATTTGTTCCAAGTATATAACGAGATGCTTTGCCTTGAGCTTCAAGAAGTGCATTCTGATCTTTTTGAGCTGCAACCTGATTTTTCGCAACTTGAGTTAATGCATCTTGTGTTGGACCGGTATCACCAAAAAGTTTTTGGAATGATTCGCTCTTGTATCTAAATTCTTCAAAACGAGCGGAAACCGCCTGCAGAGTCAATAAAAGTTTTTTGAATGTTTTGTCAGTATTTTCAACTCTTTCGCCCTGCCTTCTTAACGCTTCTGCATTTTCCTTGCCAATAACAGCAGATAGCTGCCGAATTGCTTCACTAGCAGCAGCTTGTGTTTGGCCAGATTTTTGCAGATTGCTAATGTAATTTTTTGTCGTTGGATCTAAATATCCAAGTTGCTGCTCAAGAAAACCAGCGGCATCACCACCTTCACGAAGTGATTTGGCAAAGTCTCGTGCGCTTTGGGCAATGCGATCAAAAATCTGACCAATAGCACCGCCAGCAATCTGACCAGCAAAACCTTGCCCAATAAATGAACCGGCGGCAGAGCCAAGAATTGAACCGGCTCCAGCTCCAAACAAGGCCGGAAAACCAACGCCCAGACCTAAGCTCTCAAGTTGCTGAGTAGTAGCTTCGCCGCGTTGACGCTGCAAACGAAGCTGAGCAACTCTTGTAGCTCTTCTGGCGCGTGATAACTCCAAAGCGCCTGGAGCCAAATTCAGGCCACCAGTAAGTTGTTGTAGGCCACGCTCCGTGTAGGCAGGCAGAGCAAGCGGACCACCAACATTTGGAGCCAAACGACCACCAATATCGCCAAGAGCCTGCGTGCGCATTGCAGACATACGCTCTCTATTTTGAGCGCGCATGTATTCAACTGTGCTTGCATTTGCAGCCGCTTCATCTTGAGCAAGTTTTGTTTTTTGACGCTGAAGATTTTGACTGAGTCCAGTAATGCCAAATTGCTCACGAGCAAGATCAGTCAGCCTTTGCTGTGCTTGCACTGCAGCAGCATCAACAGGTGCTGGGCGGCCTAGATATGCTCTAGATGCAGCAGATGGCGTGAGATTTGCTGCTCCTTGGCGAGCAATAACTTCTTGAACCGTTGGCGCTTGTGTTCCACCTGGGAGTCCCAGATATGACCGAGTCATAGAGCTGGGCGTCAAATTAGGAGCGCCTTGGCCAGCTACAACGCTTTGAACCGTTCGTTCAACATTCCGATTGATTGAAGCTGGTGTATTAAGATAACGCGCCGTTGAAGCCGAGACGGAGCCAATTGCTCTTGAAGCTTTATTGGCTACATCCGTAACGTGAACATAAGTCCGCGATATTTTTTGTAGTTCAGTATTGAGTTTCTTGATTTCAGAAGATGCAACCGCATAGGCATCCGATGAACCCGAAACATTTGTTCGTATCTTTTCCCATAAATTGATTTGCGCCTTGAGAGTGCTAATGCTGCTTCCAGAAGATTTGACTACCTCTTTAATTTTTTCAACGTATTCACCAAGATCAAGCGAACCTTGGTTTGTCGACTTCGCAAGTTCGTTAACAGTTTTTTTGAGCTGCTCTAATTGCTGACGATTTTTAACGTCAACGACAATCTGAACGGATGTCTGGTTTTGCTGCGCCATTACCGTTTCCGAGAGTCGTTCATGCAGATGAGAGCAGCTCGCTCCATGACCTGTATGCCTTCAAACAAAGCGACAGGTTCAGCCACTGCATACAGCTTACATAGCCATTCCAGACTCGGGTAGTGGAGACCCACAAGACCAGACGCACTGGCCTGCCACTGGGTGGATAAACGAACAAACATCATCACAATGTCCCAGTTCTCCTCCCAAACTTCAAAGTCTTGAGACACTGGTTCTAAATGCAAAGAGGCAAGCTGTTCAGGCTTAACCCCCAATGCTTTTAGATCATCTTCGCGTTCATCGATTACGCCGCCCCGCACCCAGTATTGAGCGGCGTTTTCTAGTTTTTTCTTGAACCCGTGTAAATCGCCTCGACGTAAGCATTCATGATCCCGCGTACGGCACAAGGATCATCACAAAGCGCAATGATACTTTCGTCGTTAAACGCAACTTCTTTGCCAGCCTCATCTTTCATGCCGGACCAACCTTCAAGTAAACCCGAGAGAACGGCATAGTCGCCTTGCTCTACAAGTTCATTGAAGGCTGATCGAGGCACTTTTTTGAAAACGACCTCAAAAGTTTCCTTGACATAATCCCCATCGCTGGGAATTTCAACGGTGACTGGCCACTTGAAGGAAGTGGTTTTTTTGAGGACGAAGGCCATGAACAAAGATCAGGTGAACACCAGCGACATCTCGTTGTTGCCAGCCGTGGTGGGCAGAGCCAGGTACGGCATGGACAGCGCGATTACGCCGTTAGTATCAGCGTAGCTGCAACCGGTGATATCGGTTTGGGCTGCGTTGACAGTCACGATATTGCCGGCAGTGGCGCCCAGCACAAGGCTGGTGGAACCAGTAGCAGCAGCAACGGCCTTGGCGAAGAAGTCGGTGGTGCCAACAGCAGGAGCCTCGATCACAGCCGTACCACCAGGAGCGCGGTTGGTGATCAGAACCTCTTTGTTGGAAGCCGTCTCCTTGTACAGCAGCTCATTATTGAGTGCCATGTCGAACGACTCAATGCGGGAGCTGGTCACACCATGGAAGGTGGCCGTGGTCACGTTGGTGTCGTTGACCTCGATGGCAGCAGCCTGGTTGGCAACAGTGAAGGAGCCAGACAGAGCAGTGTCATCAGGCGCGTTGTAGATGCCGATGAACTGGAAGCTGGCAACAGCAAACTGACCAGCAGTCAGGTTGAAGCTCACAGTGCCGCGTGCGCCAGTGATCTTGTGGCGGGTGCCGTCGTAAAAGCAGTAGATCGTGGCGGAGCTGAAGCTGCTGCTCACCGGGGCATAGGTCACCGACGTGGAAGAAACAACTGTCTCGCTCAGGCCGCAGGACTTCAGCAGCGGACCGAAAGCAGGAGCGGTGCCAGCAGTGCCAGAACCAGCCAGCTCAACATCAAAGGTCACGCTAACGCGCTTGTTGGCAACCAGAGTGCCACGGGTGCTGTTACCAAGGAAGCCTTGATAAGAGGCCGCTTGAACGTTATCCGATTCAATCGGAGTTACTTCAAGGTTGGTGACTTGAACCGCGTCAGAACCGCCGACAGGACTAGGGTCAGTCCCATAGGTTGACTCAATCTTCGCGATCAGAAACTTCTTCCGAGTCAGTGCCATCGGT